GTGCGCGCATAGTGGTCAATAACATTTACTCCAGACGAACCAGGTTCTTGTTCAATGATGATTGGCGTAGAGACACCGTCAATCTGTGCAGTCTGTGCAATCATCTTTTCAACTTCGTATGGTGTTCCACGGAGGCGACGAATATCCATTACAAAGTAGCGACCATCTTTCATTCCGACCAATGCACCAACTGTGTAGTCGGGGTCATTTGAGCGACTCTTAGGTGTTGCCGCCAAGTCCCAGTAACGAACTGTCTTCATTCCTTCTGGAAAGTTTCCAGTTACGGAGAATGACTCGCGCTTAAACATTCCACCCTCTTCACGAATTTCCCAGTTTCCGTCAAGCAGTCGTGCGCGTTCAATTGCATCGAGTTCATTCAAGCCTTTGATATACGCCTCAGAGTCAAGTGATGGGTTATCTGAAATCTTTGCTGGCATGAACTTTCGCTCTGGCTTTTTGTCAAGGATGAAACGCTCATACACCCAGTTATTTCCTGGTCCTCCAGGGTTTGTCGCCGCTCTTGTTCTTAGCGGAATATCTGCTGATGTCAACCCACAATGAGGACAAGCAGGAAGCGAATCGCTCTGCATCGGCTTACGAACACGAGAGAAGCCAACATAACGGTAAACACGGTCGGTCTTCCACTGTGTCAACTCGTCTACGCCAACAAAGTGATAAGCAAATGACTGGAACTTGTAACGGTCTTCATCTCGTTCGCAGTGGTCAAATGAAAGAGTTGCGCCAGATGGAAATGTCCATCGCTTATTGGTAGAAACATAAACAGCACCAGTACCTGCAAGCCACGCATTGCAACGGTCAATAAAGCCGTCAGGGCCAGATAACTGCGGGTATGTCTGACGCAAAAGGAGTGCGGAGTAACCAGGAACACAAATGTACTGGAGTGCAGACATCAGTAGCGTGTCTGACTTTCCTCCACCTGCAGCGCCACCATAAAGTGCCTCGCGCGTTGTTGTCCAAGTCAGATAAGCCTGTTGCTTGGGGTGCATAATGTGTGGAAATCTAAACCCACACGGCTGTTTCCAATCGGTCAAAGATGCTAGTTGCTCGCGTGTTGTCATTCTTTTGGCTCAACAATTTCTGCATCAATAATGTCTGATTCTTCTTCGTCCCAAGCATTAAGAACATTTGACGGGAGGTCTCCAGACTCAACAAGTGCGGAAAGAATTGCTCTCTTTCTTTCTTCGTCTTCTGTGGCGGTAAGTTCTTTATCGCGACCATCGTTATTGCCAAATCCAGCACCAGCAGAAACTTCAAGTTTGACAGTATTGTTATCGCCCCACTCTTGTGGAAAGCGGCGAGCAAGGAATCTTTCTGCTGCTTTCCAGTCTCCACCTCTTGCTTCTTTGAACCATGAAAGAACAAGAGCGCCCATTGATTCAGACTCGGCTTTAGCAAGTCCTTCAGAGAAGTTCATGTAAACCTCTTCTGACTTGTTAGGAACTCCGCCTTTTTCACGATGAACAGTTTCAGCAATACCGCGAGAAATCCAAACAGACACTGTCGATTTGGAAATCCTGTTTGCTTCTGCTGCACGAGATGGCGTCATGCCAGCACGAACCAAATCAATAATGACTGGTCCCATAATTTCACAGGTAGTAACAATCTCGCCGTTTACTTTGCGCGCAGCGTTATTTGCTGCTGGTATTTTTCTAGTTGCCATCTTTTTTACCAATCTTCTGAATAAAAATACAGTCCTTCTTGCGAGGGATATGAGTCTTTACTTTGTAACCGTATCTATCGGCAGCCATATAAATAGCAGCACGAAATGACCTCATATCAACATCAAAGTCTTCGCCTTGCTTGAGTCTCCACACATGACCATCAAACCATTCTTTCCACGGATACTTTTCCTCTGTCACCTTTTTTGGCCAGGTCAAAGACTCGCGGATAATGCTTCGGTGTTTCACTTCTTTTTTCTCGTCACTCATTTGAGTTCCTCACCAGGATTTTCCTTCATCCAATCTTCAATTGCTTGTTCAAGCAAAGTGTCATCGTTCTTAATTCGTTGAATCAAGAGAGAAATCCAGTTGGTCGTGTAACCACATGCTTCGCCAATAGCGCGCATTGTTCCTTCACCAGTTCTCCATGTATTGAAAATGTCATTGCGGAGCCTTTGTTCTGCAATAGCGGTCTGTTTGCGTAGAGTTTCAAGAACTAGTTTGCGTCGCTGAAGACGATTTAGGGCATCGTCTGAAAGTTGTCGCTTCCAATCCGACTTTGGCATTCCGCCTCTTACTTTTTCAGCCATGATTAAGGGACCCGTAAAAGTTTTTTTGTAATTTTTCCATCTTGTATAATTCCCCTATTCGTTGCCATTTACTATTCCCTCCCGCCACCAAACCCTTGCTTGGGGACGAAAGTAACCACAAAGTGCCACTTGCTAATTTAATTTTAAAATCAGTTAGTTGCTGATTTGCAAGTATCACACTGGCAATGAGCCCAACGGCCACCAGATGCAATGCTTTGCTCTTCACAGAACGGAGAGCCTACATGACTTCTCGCGTCTGCGATTCCTGTGAAGCACAGTGCACAACCGACATTAACTTTCTGTCGCACATTCTTATGCTCTACAAATATTCCTTTTTCGAATATCATCACATTCACCTCCTAACAAGGTTGATAAAAGAGTATCACAACGAAAGTATAAATGTGGTGCTATACTGATGTCAACCTAATAAAGGAGAAAATAATGACCAAGAAAAAGAAGTCAGGGCGGACTCAACCACGGACATGGGGCGAGTGGCATATCGGCAATTACCCAGCCACTGGCAAGCCAGACCACATCTCTCAAGACCAATGGGAAGAGATGATGAGGTGGCGCCAAGAGACCGAGTGCTTTGTCAATGATGTTTATCAAGTCAATATGAAAGACATTAAAGACGAAGATGGGCATACCTGGAAGTATCTATCCATTAAGCGTAGGGATAAAAAGGCAATCCATGACTGGCGTGCCCTACAGCGAATCAAGAATGAATTAGTAGGTGAAGAATACGAAGCAATCGAGATTTATCCTCGTGAATCAGAACTAATTGATGAGGCAAATCAATATCACCTTTGGGTAATGGAAAAAGGAAGAATCTGCCCTGTAGGCTTTCGCGGCACCAGAATGACTTGTACTCCAGAAGAAGCAGCACTTGTTGGTGCTAAACAAAGACCCTTTACAGACTGAGGAAATCAATGCCACTTAAAGACCCTGAAGCACGCAAAGCATATGAACGCGAACGCAAGAATAAAAAGCGCGTAGAGAAGATTATGCAACTTCCCGAACCCGAACGCACCCGACGCCTTGAGTCCAACGCCGCACGCCGCGCCTATCAGATGCGCTGGACATCGGACAAAGTTCGGATGCGCGACCTGTGAGGAAAGCAAAAAAGATTTTTGGAATTTTACTCTCTCTTATAATCTTCCTATACGGTCCCATTCCTGTTCGTTCAGAAAATTTGTCTTGGGATGAGAACGGCTTTTGTTGGGAAAATTGCCCCACTTTAGATGGTTCTGCATACATTCATTCATTCACCCAAATCAGAGGTCTTACTGGTTATCTACGACTACCTGAAGTAGTTACTGCTCCAGTTCAAATCAGAGGACTTCGTATTGGAATCAATAATCCAATGGGTAACTTCTGGATTGCTAATGGAACTCTTGTTCACACTCTTACTGGTCAGAGGTATCCGATTGGTCTTGCTGAGTCATCTGATGGTAATCCGATGGGCTGGTATAACTTGAAGTGTTCTTCCACGAACCCTTGTAACCCTGACTTCTCATTCGGGCCTGTGCAGATTCCGTCTTATATGTACGCTGGTTCATACCATCTCGAAATTGTGGTGAGATACGACTATGGCTTAAATCCTTCTTGGAGTAAGACGATTGTCCTACCTGGGGCGTTAGTGATTGCTTCTTCACCTGCTGGTCTCGGCGTGCTTGCCACTCCCACAACTTCCACAATTGTCTCATTACCGTCCATTGTATCACCCGTTGTGTCCCCCGCTAGACCTGCCTTTGGCAGGGCTTGTCCTTATCGTTATGGGCAGACTCGGATTAACGGTAAGAGGGCAGTCTGTTCCCTAGTCAACAATCAACTCATATGGAGAAAGAAATGAACACACCTATCGTCATCACACTAGAGCCTTGGGAATACGAATGGGCTTCCCATGTAGGCACTCGTAGGTACATCGAGAACTGGGGCAAGAGCGATGCTGCTTATTACGACAAGAGTCGCATGGAAGATGACCGTACGGCTCAAGTTGCTGCTTGTGTAGCGGAACTATCAGTAGCAAAGTACACAAATAGATACTGGTCTGGTCATGTGTGGAATGCACAAGAACACGGCAAGTACAGGGGGCAACCTGATGTTGGAAGCAATATTGAAGTACGGCGACTTCGTACACGGGATACCGCCGCAGTGCGGCGCAAGGACTTGGGCAAGGGTTTAATCTTGTTTGTTGCTAAACCATTCATGCCTGAACTTCGCATTTGTGAAATCTTTGGCTGGATTGAATATGACAAGGCGTGGGAACTTGGTACTCCTGCAAACTATTCACCAGATGATACGCGACTCATCTCACCAGAACATTTGAAGTTTTAGTCATGGACCTACTAGTGCTACTGTCAGCGCTGACTTTGATTGCAGCAGTGTGGTATCGGGACCATACATAGGACAGGTCACCTATACAGGTGATTACAGGTAAAAAATGTGGGGGACGCTAAATAAAAATTCCTAAACCGAACATATGTTCGCTTGGGGGTGGGGGGGGTATTCTGATATATCACACTCTGAGTGGTCACGCGCCTGTGGATAACCTGTGGATAAAGCCTCTGCCCGAACACTTGTTCGCCTTTGCTCTAGGCGCGTTCTAACGCCGTCTAACGCGCGCGGGATAGTGTTGTGTGTGTCTAAGCCTTATCGAGACTAGCGCGCGTCTAGGCGTGTTCTGGCGCGTCTCACGGGCAACGGCAACGGCGAGACAATAACGGCGGGCAACGGCGCGAGACTGGCAACGGGCAACGGCGCGCAAGTGTTACCCCATAAACACGAACGGCGCGCCAGTCTCATCTTGCGAGACTGGCGCGCCGTGTTGCGCGTTATGACTTGCGACTAGCGCGTGTAGTTCTCTTGCGCGTACTTATCGGCTAGTTCGTGTTCCACCAAGTCGCGCCCGTCACGCGCTAACAATTCACGCGCCCAAGCGAGGTCTGCCACTAGCGCGCCTACTTGGCGGGCGTGTGTCTCGCGTAGCGCGTTCTTTATCAGTTCGTTCGTGTCGCATAGTCCGCGATAGCCGTCACGCTGACGCTCTGCCGTTGCCATATCACGGCGGGCAAAGATTAGTTTTTGCTCTGTCTTTACCGCGTCACGCTCTAGCGCGTCTATCTCTTGCTCTTGTGTTTCGGCAAGGTCACGAACGCGGAATAGTTCGCGGGATAGGTAGTCGGCTTGCGCGACTAGCGCGCTAGTGTCGGCGTTTTTGTCGGCGTGTAGTGCTACGCGTACTTTGTCTAGTTCGTTCTTGTAGTACTTGTGTAGGTGCTTAGCCGTGTTCGCCGTGTTCTGTTCGCCTACTTTCTCAACGATTACCCAAGTACCCATACCGCCGAGACATACGCCGAAAAATACTAAGAAAATTACAATTCCGAACGCGTTAGCCGTTCCCGTGTTGTAATCGTGTGCCAGTGACAAGGCGAACAAGCCACCAACGAACGCGCCAATAAGGCTAAGAATTGTAATCATTCCGCTAGTTTTTTCTAGCCAGTTGTCTAATTTTTGTGTGAGTGTAGTTTTCATTTTTTGCCCTTTCTAGGCGTTTGGTTTGGTTTGGTTTGGTGAGTGTTGCCACTCTCAGAATGTCTAGCACTTGTCTAGGCACTCTGAGAGTGTCACGGCGCGAGGGGTACGCCGTGACACTCTCACTGGATTAGTTCCAGTAGTTCGCGCTCTCTAGTGAACGCTCTACTTGTGTAGCGCGCCCGTCACGGGTTGCGATTACAACGCTATCCACTGGCGCGAGGTAGTAATCGCTTGGGCGTAGCGGTGTGTTGTTGCTCTGATAAACAACTGTCTCAACACTGACGGCGTCTTGACGGATACCCCATACGCCGAACTTGTTTCGGTAGGCGTAAGCGTTGCGGGGTAGCAACGCCAATTCCTTAGTGGTGAATGGTGAACGGTTTGTGTTCATTGGGTTTGTTCCTTTGCTATGTGTCGGCGGTTTTGCCGACAACACACACACTACACACAATGACGGGGAATGTTGCGGATTATGCGAACATTTTTTTATTTTTTTTTTATATTTTCCCGTTATCCCGTCTAAGCCTTACGCCGTAAGGGTTTCCGCGATATCTGCCAATTTTGACGGCGCGCTATATATAGACACGGCGAGACGGCGCGC